CGTGTTTTTTTTTTTTTTATGTCAAAAAGTATAAATATCATAAAGATCTACAAGGCAAAAACATAATATGCATCTTCCAAAACCAGTGGGCATAGAAACCGAATTAATCCTCATCGGGAAACAGATTCTCATTTTGCTTAGAATTGGCTTGATTATAATACAAAAGTTCTTTTACCGATCCAAAGCCGGGCGCCATAGCGTATAAAAACTATCTACTAACATCAAAAGATAAACAAATAATACAAAAATACTATTCTATATATTCTTCATTGTCTGAAGAGCAAGAAACATAACTCAAACATTCCTCTTGCTTCCTCTTCGTCTCACCAAGAAACAAAGCATAATCAAGCGTATCTTTACGCCCACATTCCCTCAATTGTCTCTCTAATGTACGAAGACTGGTCACTCCTCGATGTGCAGCAAATTCAAGTGCCCCTTGCACGATGTCACGCTGCACACGTGTATCGTTCAAATTGTCCTTACGGGTCCAACACAATTGCTTGTGTATAACAGAGTCTCCATAGATGGGAAAGACACACCCATCTCTATTTTCGAAACCACTCTTAAGAAAAGTAAGATCTTTCAAGCTTTCATAAGCTACAAACTCACCACTCTTACTCGCACTAGTAACTTTCAACCCAATGTGATCTGCTACTTCTTTCACTGTTAATCTGTTAAAGTAATGTAGGGTATTTAAATCTGCACCTACAATTACATCATCTCCATAGGTTATCATCCTAATATCTCTGTCAAAATCACGGAAATCACTCGAAAATCCTGCACGCATTCTACCATGCAAATACGCTAACAATAGCACAAACACATTATTGACTGAATTGAGAACATCGGTCATCGCACATCCAGACTTATTGCCTTGTTCTGTTCTCACTAAGTCATCACCCACAATTAAATATGCCCGCTTTATACATTCAAGTAATCCATGTCGCGCCCGCACTTCATCGTCATCCTCACTTCGGTAAAAAGCGTCTGTCACTTGTTGGAAAAAACTGAACATCAACCCTGTATTAGAACCATCAAAACTGGAGTAGTCTATATCAAATCCCATTCCTCCTGTGCTACTCAACTGCTCATAATAATATGCCCAAACAGACACCTTATCACGACCAACCCCGCAATGTGAAACAAACGGATCCTGCCCTTTCATCCAGTTTATAAAGTCTCCAAAATACTTCCTGCACAATATGGTATGTTCCAGTGGTGGCATTTCAAAAACACGGGTTTTACCCTTCTCGACTTTTTCACGCGGACGTACTTCATCTTTAAGTTTTGCTACCCACAACATAAAAGGCACGACACCAAGCCGCAATTTTTGCTC